GTAATATCTCCACCAGTTAACAAACGCTCATACATTAGTTTATTAACTTGAAATGCATAGTCCATATGACGTACACGATTTTCTTCAATACCTTTATTGTTTTTAAGTACAACTAGATCTTCAAATTCGTAATGCCACATTGGTAGATATACAGTAGCAGCTCCACCGCGAACACCACCTTGAGAACAAGACTTTACAGCAGCTTGAAAATACTTTAAAAATGGAATTAAACCAGTATGTACTACTGAGCCATCGCCAACTCTAGAGCCTTCAGCTCGAATAGAGCCAGCACCGATTCCAATACCTGCTTTCTTACTAATGTATTTTACAATAGAGGTGGCAGTAGCGTTAATGCTGTCAAGAGAATCGCCAGATTCGATAAGCACACAGCTTGAAAACTGACGGGTTGGAGTACGTACTCCTGCCATAATCGGAGTAGGGAGTGATATATAAAATTGACTAATTGCATCATAATAATCCTTCACGAATTTCATTCGAGTTTCTTTTGAGTAGTTTGAGAATAGAGTTGCTGCAACCATCATATACAACATTTGTGGTGTTTCGTAATAAACCTTTTCTTTTCTATCTTGTACTAGGTATTTACCACGGAACTGTTCCATTCCAGCATATGTAAATAGATCATCTCTATCATGTTTTATGTATGAATCTAACTGATCTATTTCATCACGAGTATAACTTTGCATAATCCCACCATCGTATACTCCACGTGAAATATTTTCAATGATGATGCGCGCAAGAGACCATGGTTCATACTGACCATAAACTTCTTTTCGTAATTTATAATTGATTAATCGAGCCGCTACAAATTGATAATTCGGCGTATGCTCAGAGATTAATTCAGATGCACTCTTAATGAGTAGTTCGTGTATATCGTATGCAGGTATCTTATCATACAATTGAATATTAGATTTTAGTTCTATTTCAGATTGTGATACCCCTGAAATATCTTCTACAGCCCACTCTAGTACCTTATGTACTTTTTCTAAATCAAAGCTTTGGAGAGAGCCGTCCCTCTTAGTGACATTTATATCCATAATGTTTATCCCGTTCATATTTGTGTTTCATTTAATATATCTATTATACCATAAAACTCAACAAATGTACACTGGTTTGTGTTATTTTTTTATTTTGAGTCTTCTTTCAATTTCTTCAATTCGAGATATAAGAGGTTTATAACCGTCGAACTCTTCAATACCGCATTTGCAATGTGCAACGCTTTCTACATAATCAAGCCTTTCAGCTATAAGTGGATATTGTTTTCTAAATTTAGCATCCTTTTTTGCTAATTCTAAATCGTATTTATCTGCGACATGTGCCATAAATCTATCGACTTGTTTTTGGAACCATATACCACCTTTTGTTCCTTGGAACCAGTTGTAGAATGAAGAACCTATAATAGAACTTAAAATGGATTTAAGTGATAATATTAGTAAAAAATACATTACTTTTCCTTTGAAAGCTTTTTAATTGCTTTAACATAGTTTGGCATTCCATGGTCTACTACGCCATCAAAGAATTTAAATCTTTTCCATGACTGACCAATTCCATAAAAGAAATCTGTCCATGTTGGCTTAAGTTGCTTATCTCCAAATCTATTAAAATAAATCATCTCGCCATGATGTCTAAATCCTAACCATGCTGGTGGAATTCTACATACGATATCGTTATTATTCATAAATCTGTAATGTGGACATTTAATATTTTTAATAAAGTGTTTACCACCTACCCTTGGTGATCCAAAGGTGAAGAGTTCTTCAGGCTGATAACGCGTAGCACTAATTGTGGCCATTGCAGCACCTAAGCTATGACCAGTAATATATACATCTTTTCTTACTTTTAATTGATCATTATGCTCTAATTCTTTTACGATTTCCATCCATACATCGTCAACTTCTTGTTGAAATCCGCCATGTACTTTACCACCAGCTTTAGCAGTATTTTTAACAATTTTTAAATCGGCCATAACATCATTTAGTTTAGATGGTTCTGTTCCTCTGAATGCAAACCATAGGTCATTACGGTCTTTAGCAATAAGTACTTCTGCACCGCCATTACTGATTAGTTTACCTGAAGAAAAACCTAATTTCTTACATGCGGTTTCTGCTGGTTTGGGGTTCATATAAGCAATTGCTGATAGCTTGGCTGCTATCTCAGCTCTTTCCCATACCGTCATATCATCTTTCATTCTACTCATCCTCTTTCTCCACTTTAATTTCCACTGCTCCGGCATCTTCATCATTTATTGTTACATTCCTATAGTAAACTATCACCTCACCGAGCTGATTAATATATCTTTTAATTTCTTGCGTATTATAAGACATTAGCTCATAATCTGCAACTGTCATAGCATAGAATACAATGTCTCCGCCATGTTTCTTTTTGATATCATCGATAAACTTATCAAGATACGTATGTCCTTCTGGATATAAATCTTCTTTACCTAACTTACAATCACGTTCCTTGGTCTCTGGATTCTTTAAACAATTCTCAATTATCTTAGCATCAGATACTACATACCACTTAGGTTCTTTTAAATCAATTGCTCTTGGTAATACAGGCTGAACAATTTCTATTTTTATCGGCTTAGTTATAATCTCAACTTCTCTTGGCGCCTGCTGTAATAGACTACAACCACTAATCGTTAAGAGAGCTAATACGCTGACTATCTGCTTCAATCGCATCAAAGACCTCCTTCGTTTTATTATTGGCTCTAAGTTCTATCATACCCGGTTTGGCAGATGCCAACTTAGCAAGATTATGACGTCTAAATATGTCTAGATATTCAGCCATCTCTGTTTCGTATTGTTGATTTTTAACTTGTAAACCGCTCAAGGCTTGAGTAGTCTGCTGTAGATTGTTTTGAATTGCTTCAATAGCCGCTTTCTGCTCTTTGTCTCTTAGGTCTTGTGCTAAGATGACCTTCCCCTGTTCTTCTAATTTATTCTTCATAGGTACTACAGAAAACTGATAGTACATAAATCCTGATAAACTCATACTAACAATAATTCCAATCAATATTTTACTCATATTACTTCAATTTATACTTTTTAATAAGTAATTCCTTAGCTAAGTTCATTACTATATTTGCTTTATCTTCATCTTTTATTTTGTCAAATACGATATCGCCGCCATCGTAATCAAAGAATTTTTCCATATCATTTAGGCTTTTAATTCTTTCTTTTTTCAGGGCCTTTTCAAGAGAAGGCATAATACCTTTTACATCAGTGTTTACATTTTCTTTAACTTCTTTTCTAGCTTCTCTTGCCTGTCTCTTTGCTAACATTCTTTCTACGAATTTTCTACCTTCTCTGGTACGGCCGTCGTATTTACCTTCAGATTTTTTCTTTCTTTTTAGAAGTGCTTTTTTACCCATAGCGTTTGGAGCCATATCGACTCCGCCACTTGCTACGGAATTAGCAGCAGCATCTTCCCATTGTTTAAAACTTTTATATTTCATCTTTTTATATCCATATTTGTTACATATACAAATTGTTTGGTATTTAAGTGTTTAACCTTGTATATATTTATATTGAATAGTGTATCAGCTGGTTCTGTCACTTCTGATACTATTACCTTTGTGTTCTTTTTAGCGATAAACTCAGCAGTATCTGGTGATGCTATATCGTTAACTAATATATAAGTGCCTTTATTTAGTTTATTATTATTCTCAAACCAAGCACTTTCATTAATAGTATCTAAATCCGTTTCTCCAGATTCTATTAATATACTTTTTAATCTTTCACTTGATATTCCAGTATGTTCTTTAACAAGGAATAAAGCTGCGGCATAAGATGCTAATCTGGTTTTACCAAATGGAACCTTAGCCATTAATTTTTTAACATTAAATACCAATCTATGAAATATTGTAAATGCTGATCTTTGATCATTAGTTTCAATTGGTATTTCTGTTCTATATCCATTTTCGTCAACAAGGCCTTGTTTAAAAGCTTCTGTCTTTTTAAATGGCGTTACTAAAAGTTTAAGAAATCTAATAGCATAAACCATATCTGCACCACGAGACAATAAACCTTCGTTTATTTCGTTTCGTTTATTTAATACAGTTCTCATATATTTCTTAACCTTTCCACTATATTAGTGTCCATAGGTATTTCTACCTTATCGTTTTCTTTTATAAAATGCAAAAATACTAAAAAGGTTTTCAATACTGGATAGTGTGCTTCGTTCACTTTGAACCAAACCATTCTATCAGCAGCTTCAATGCCAAACACATTGTATATTACAATCAGGTGATTTAGGATTAATCTCTCCTGTAAATCACCTGATTGCTCATACCTCTTTAATAATCTTTTTAAGTATTTAAATCTACTTACATCCTCTATAAATTCTTCCACCGAAATACATTCAGGGTTATTATAATGGTTAGCAGCAAATAGCTTAAAATTCCTACTAGTTAGTTTATCAAATAATTTCATCATATAGTTATTTATAATCAATTATTTGTTTAAAGTCGGTCCGTTTACCTCAGCCTTATATTTTTTAACAATCTTTTGCACATTTCTATCAGCAAGAAACTTAGTTAAAGAAGCTTCATCACCATAAAATTCTAAAGATGCAGGGCCAGATGAACCACCATCAAAGCTAGTTACATGCATTTTCTTAATTTTACTGATTACTTTATCCATAACAGTCATTTCCGCTTTATTAAATCCGAAATCATCATCAAATTTATTAGAGGTATTACCTTTAACTACAACAATAGATGCTCTAGCTTCGAAGCCTCTACGATTTCTATCATCATAGTTTTTCATATCTCTAACATCTTCTTGGACAGATTCTAATTTACCTTTCATAAGGCCTGGGAACATGTCTTCAATGTCACCTTTATCTAATCCGTATACGTCTGGATCCATTAACATTTTAACAACTTGCTGATGATCACCAGTTACATCAGCAGTACCTTTTCTGGTATCTACTTTAATTTTTACTTTAAATTTCTTTTCAGCATCTTTAGTTACTTTGCTATCGCCAATCCAGTCAACATCAACTGTAACCTTACCTTCTGATACGATTTCATCTTCTTCATCGTCAGCTTCATAATTCTTATCGATATAATCGAAGAATTCTTTTTTCTTGTCGCCTTCGAGTTCAGCAGGTGATTTAACACCAAACTTTTTAAGTGCTTTATTAAAGAAAGCTTGGTACTTCTTCTGCTTTGCAGATTTTTCTTCTTCTGACATTGTTCCTTCGTTAGCTAAGCGTAATGCATCGTTAACTGCCTTTTCATCAGAAAGACCTTTTTTAATGGCTTCGATTTTTTTAACAGCACCTGTCATATTACCGCCCATTTTAGAAGCAATTTTGATAGCAGCTTTAACTTGAGATGGAGAAAAACCTTCAGAAAGTTCTTTATCCATTTCAATAGCTTCTTCATGAAGTGCGTCAACATCTTCTTTTACTACTGAACCATCAGATTTTGCACCAGATTTCTTAACTACATGTTTAGCTTTAAAATCTTTTTCGCCTCGTGCTTTTGGCTCTTCAGGAGATTCGTTCTTCTCATGTGTATAACCCTTAGCAGATAAAGCTTTATGCTCTTCTTCATTTTTTGCAGTTTCTTCTTTGCCAGTTTCAGGATGATACATCGCATGTGGGTACTTTGGTTCTTCCTTAACTGCAGGCTTTTTACCTTCTAATACGTTCTGGACTGCTGCTGCAACGCTTAGAGTTTCTTTATCTTGCAATTTCATATTTTCTCCTATTTTATTGCACTATTAACATTCCGGTAATAGTGGTTGCAGCTGCAGCCATTACTATCCAAAATATTTTATTAATTATATTAATTGTATTTGCATTGTTTATTACAATGTTTTCCACTTTGTCTATTCTATTTATAAGTAAAACAATCTGCTCTGATTGTTGTTTAGAAAACGATGTAAGAGTTTGAATCTTTTCTTCAGCTCTAGCAAGTGCAATAATTGCTTCAGACATTCTATCGATTTTTTCTTCTATTCTATCTAGTCTTAAAGCAGCTTCAGCTCTTTGTTGAGATGCGGTGTTGCTATTTGGCATGTTTTATAATCCTACAATGTAAGGTAGTTTTACCCTTTATTAGTCTGTGTCTTTCTCCTAATGGTATATAAAATACCATTCCCTTTTCTATCAGCCAGGGTAAACAATTTTCGTATTGAAATTGCCATCCTTCACCGTTTAATACTTCTACTTCTCTTAACTCTTTATCTGAGTGCCAAACATATTCTGCATCTTCTTTATCTAAGAAGAATGATCTTTCGATAGTAGTACTGTTTAATACACTATCGATATATGGATTACCAAAAATAGTCTCCACCACCTTTAAGCCCCAAGTCCTTTGCATACTTTGGTAATCTACATGACCAGTATCCTGGTGATAGTTTATCCGTTTTAGTATCGCAGTTATGACGAGATGCAAAGTTTCTTGCAGCATCTCTATCGTTTATTTTAGAGGTTAAACCTCCCTTTTCGTCGCCAAAATTAATTTTCTTTACGTTTCCAGTTTTTGGATTCTTAACATATACAACATATTTCTTTGGGCCGGAGCTTCTGCTTGGTTTATTAAGTGCTGGCTCAGGAGCCTCGATCATAGGTTGCTCTAATGGAACATTCCTACCTTCGTATAGTCCAAATCTTTCATCGATATGCTCTAAAAATTTATGCATTATCCGTACATCTTTGCGAATTTTTTAAGGTCAAGTGTTTCAAATGAACCACTATCATCAGTAACTTTAAATCCTAACTTACCTTTAATTATTACAGGTTTAGCGGTATATGTACTCAGTTTACTTCCATTAGAACGCTTTAAACCAGAAATTTCAGAACCGTATATTGATAAACTTTTCATCTTCGGTGGTTTAGCTTCATTAACGTCTTCTTTAATTTTACCTTTAACTAAATCGTCAAGATTGTTATCTAACCATTCAATGAATTCGTCTTCATCGTCTCCACGAATCTCACCACTGGAACTTGCCCAATTACTAAGTTCATCTTCTGCTTTCTTAGATAGCTCTAGGTTACCACTTTTTTGTATTTTCTGAAGTTCCCCTTTATGCTTACGAGCAATGTCTTGAATTTTCTTACCTTCTTCAACTGTTTCTTCATCAAGAATTGATGATATGAATTCTACTTCATCGGGCCTAGCATCAATAAGACCATATTCTTTGGCCCAAGATAATAATTCATCTTCTACATCATCAGGTAAAGGTTTGCTCTTTTTTCTGAAATCATCAATTGCTTTTTTGTGTCTTGTAACAAGGGTTTTCCAATCTTTATCCCTTGGATACATTTTGATTACTTTTTTGTAATCTTCTTCGATGTTTTCGCGAATTGCTTTAAATTGTTTCATTTTAGTTTCCTTTAATAGTTCTTACTACTTTACTTATAATCATTTTAATAGCAGTAAAATATGCCCAGCCATATCCGTAAAAAATATGAAAGGTATGATTTTTTTCGATAGCGGTTTTGCCACCAAATTTCTTAGTCCAATTATCAACGTATTCGCCTTTATATCTTAAAACAGCATGGGACATTTTCCATTTGCTTGGCCCTACACAACATATACCGGCTTGGTGTGTTAATAACATCCACCACATTTTTAAATGGCTTTCACCACATAATCTATAAAGAATAGATAAAGAATAATCTTCACAGTCTCCTACGAATTTACCTTCTGCATCTTCAGAATATATAATTTTCCATGCATCAGCCATACCGTACTGAGTTTTATCCTTTCTGTATTTCCATTTACTGTTAAATGATGATACAATTTTATCTCTTATTTTTACTTCTTCTTTATTCATTTTTTTTGTCCTTTTATCCACTTAACTGCTAATGAATTTTCTGGTGGTTTCTTAGCCCACTGTTGTATATCCTTATAAGCTTCTAAAGTAGATGTGTTAATATCTGCATCTGTTGAGTTATCTATTACTGTCATTCTATTACGAAAAAGCCCTTGGAATTTACCAATGTTTTTCTGTACTGATTTCCACATTTTTTCTACATGCTCATCTGGTAATACTCTATCTCTGCTTTTATTTCGTGCTAATGCAGTTTCTAAATCAGTATTAACAAATATCATATGTACAGCATATCCTACAGCTCTAAACTGATCAACATTATCTTTTATTTTAGCGTAATCTTTACCAGTTCCATCTATAACTACTCCTAATCTTCCCTTTAAAGCTAGGGTTAACTGTTTACCAGTAATAGCCTTAGCTCTGTCTCTTAATGCTTGCCCTTGTGCAGAAAATATATCTTCTGCGTCCATTGTAAGCCCAGCCTTTTTAAGAGAATTTTCATAATTAGTATCTGAGTTTATAATTTTAAACCCTAATGATGCTAATGATGTTTTACCTACAACAAATGATTTTCCAGAACCTGGACCACCTGCTAGGAATACTGCTTTAAAAATAGAAGGATCATTAATACCTTCCATAATATTATAATGTTCTTTAAAACTATCCACCGAACTCATGACCTGCAACTCTTTTCATTTGCGTATTAAATTCTGATTGTGATGGTTTAGTCTTATATAACTTAATAGATAAATGATCTTTTTCTTTACCTTTAATTCTCCACTCATAACCTTTTTCTTTGTGCTCAGGCTTAGTTGTTTTTACGACTCTTCTTTTATATCCTGCTTCCCAGGATTCGCTTTTCTTTTCTCTAAGCTCTTTAAATGTTTTCATTTTTTAAGATCGTACCTAAATGATTTATCTTTAGCTTGCCCAGCTTTAGTAATACCATATCCAGCCATTTTTGCTAATTGCTGTAACGCTGGCCAGTTTTTTTCACCTTGGTTTTTTCTTTTGGCTTTCAGCATATCATCTTTTATTTTATTAAACAACGTATCAATCATATCCATATCGGACATCACTAATGGTGCTTCGTCAAGATTAGATTGTTCCTTAAAAGTTTTCATATTAATCGTCTGACATTGTCATAGCAACCATCATTAAATTTTTATCAGTTAGCTTTTCTTTGTTTATTTTTAAAAACTCAGAATTCTTCATGTATTTTATCATGTAAGGAAATTTCTTTTCTGCGTCCTTTACTGACATAAATTCATGTCTGTCAGTATCAAAAAACTTTGCGATATCCTTTTGGAGTTTTTTATCTTTCATAGTTTTATCAAATGCCGCAGGAGATTCAGGTTTCCACCCCTTTTCATTGAGTTGACTATTTTCTCTTAATTCTTTAAATGTTTTCATTTTATCCTCTTACTTTTTTAGCCAAATCGGCATCAGCTTTACCCCAGGTTCCACTGGATTTTGTTACGAATGAATTAACTCTTGCTAATCCCCATTGAACTGCAGTTGTTCCAGGTCTGTGTCCTGTTTTCCAAGCTGCAACTCCTCTATTAAATACTTGCCTTAATATACCTAATGGCATTCCAGACTTATCTGCTTTATCTTTAAGTGCTTTGTCAGGTGATGAAGCTTCACCGAACATATCTTTAAATTTCTTAGTATGTTGTGAAGGTTTTGTTTCTGCAGATTTATCACCTGGAGCTGGCTTACTAGATTTTTTCTTAAAATGTGCTGCCCTCTTTTGCTTAGTAGACTTAGCCATTTCATCGCCTTTAGCATCTTTAGCATAATAAGCTTTAGGTTGACTTCCTTTACGATCGCCAATATCCTTATCTTCAGCCTCATTAAAAAATGCTTTAAAATCTTTCATTTTATTTTTTTGTTCCTTTAAAGTCTCTATCGTAGTATTTTGCGTTTTGACCTTTAGGCCTTGAACTAGCGCCTCTTCCATAAGCTCTATCTAAAGCTCTATTACTACCTTTAATTCTGTTTTTTACTTTACGAGCATCTCTACTAGAAATTCCTAAATCAGAAGCTCCTGGTAATTTTTGTCTATCCTTTAAAGCTTTATCTCTGTATCTAGTAGCTAAAGCTGGAGATATTTCCTTTACTAGCTTATCTCTTAATTCTTTAAATGTTTTCATTAGTGTATATTAACTCCTAATTGTTTTAATCTTGCTACGACAATATCGTTTGCATCCTTACCAACCTTTCCAGTTTCTGGATGTAAATCGTCTAACAGTTCATCATCGTAAATAAACCCTGCAATAGTATCTAAATAGGCTTGTGATTTATCGTCTCCTACTACTATATCCTTGCTTTTTCTCATGAACATTACAAGTTGCTGTGCGATCTTTTCAGCCTCATCTGGGTTATCAGAAAATATACCGAATTCCATCGTTCCTTCTAATAATTTAGATCTTAATTGTTTAAAGTTCATCTTTAAAATCCCTAAATGATAATTGTTTTTTTCCGTTTTTCTTCTTTTTCTTCTTAGGAACTTCTTCGCCTGGTGTTACCTTTGCGTACTTTTGTGTAACTTTGTCTTCTCCAACTCCGCCACAGTTTTCAGCTAGTGCAATATCGTCAAGCCATACTCTTTTAGTTCCAGATTCAAGTTGAATAGTAACATAGTTAGAACCAAGCATTTTAATACTACCTTGTTCATTTGTTTCTTTTACAGTTACTGTATCTCCTACCTCAAATAAAGTTCCGTCAATATATTCTTCTCTTGTTTCTGACACTGGATCTAATTGAATATGTTGTCTAAAATTATTAGATTCTTTCAATCCCATAGCCTTTCGTAACATATTAAATAGGCCTTGTACATCCTTATAGCTTGATGGAACACCTTTAGAAAATGAACTAAGATCGTTGTCCTTAGCTGCTTTTCTCATTTTAGAAGCTGACATTCCAGATACATCATCTGAATCTGGATCTCTTTGTCCAGCTGAAATAACTTTTATTCCACCTTCAAATTGATAGAATCCATGTCTTGCATCAACGCCGTTATATTTATTTAACAGTATTTCAAATTCTTTAACTCGATCATCTCCTGCAACCATAGAAACTTTAGTGTAACCTTGATCGTATAACGATACTGCTACGTCCATAGCTGTTCGTATTCCCTTATCTGCCATAACACTTCGTGCATGTTTAGGAAACATCTTTCTTAATATCTTAACTTTTGTTTTAAAATCAAATGGATTTTTATTTGCATCTTGCGATTGAGATGCGTAAATTCTATATGAACCCTTTGATACTTTCTTTAATTTATCAAATAGTAATTCATGTCCAGTAGTTGGTGGATTAAACCTACCAAACACAAAGGTAATATCCTTTGTATCTTCTACTAAATAACTTTTAAACGACTTAATCTCCATCACTTCCCCATTCTATCTAATACTGATTGTTCAGCTTTTTGTTTTTTTAACTTATCTCTATCTGCTTGTTTAACAGAAGGAAACAGTTTTTTAGCAATCTTTTTAATTGCACCTTGTTTTTTGGCTACTTGTTTTTCAAGTGAAGCCCTTTGAGCAAATCCTAAATCAGCTTTAGTTTTGTTCTTTAAAATCTTTTTAATTATTAGGTTTTTGGCTTGTTTTTCAGCTCGTTTCTTAAGCTGTTCAGGGGAGGCTAGTTTTTTGGCAGCTTTCTTTTTACCAAGCATAATCTTAGCTTTGTTTTTTCGAGCTGCAGCTTTCATCTTATTACGAGTAGCAATAGACAAAGCTTCGTTTTTTGATGTGAACTCTTTAAAAGTTTCCATATTTCCTCGGTAAGTATCCCATTAGCCTGGATTCTGCCAGCCTTTTATAATATTTGGGTCAAAGTTATTGGTTGAAAATTCTAATCTGTCAACCAACTTGACCGCGCCACCTTCCATACGATCTATTGCAACAAAACCTTCTGGGTTGGTTGCTTTAAATCCGGTTTTAGTCTTAAGGAACGTTCCTATATTGTTAAGACCATTTAGTTTATTTATAATAATTAATTTTGCATCCACCACATTATTCTGTAAATTAAACACTTTTTCTAAGTTTTTTTGATTAGATTTACTAAAAAACTTTAATAATTCATCTCTTTTATTAATTTGAGCGTCTTTACCTTTTTGGGATGATCTTTTATCAATTTCTTTTTGGTATCTATTATTAACCCAAACAATTAATTCTGCTACATGTCTTTTAGTATCTTTAATTCTTTCGTTAGCTCTTACCTTTGTGTTATTAAATGTATTAATCACAAGGTTTAATTCTTTATTAGATTCTATTTCTTTTAATGTAGAACCTGATATTTGTTTAAACGTTTTACCTGCTTGAGATAAGTGTGAAGTAACCTTTGCAGTTTCATCTGCGGTAAATGTTGCTGTACCCGACATATCAGGAAGTGTTGCATCGACCATCCAAACATTTTTAGATGGCTTTAGTTTAGGTACTATTTCTTTTCCAAACTCAGCTGACATTGTTTCAAATGTAGCACCGGTATAAACCGTATGCCATACTACTCCAACTTTTGCAGATGTAATATCTTTAGCAAGTTGACTACCAACAGGTACTGCATATACAATTGTATTTGGATGGAACGTTATATGTTTTACGCCACCAATATTTTCTGTTTTTAAATCGCCTTTATCAAACATAAAATCACCTTGTATAACATTAGTTATTCCAAGATCTTTGAAAGTGTCATAGGCTAATTTTAATTTTGTAGATAAATCACCTGAAGTATCAGCATCAATATCAGCATGTGATTTATATACCTTAGGATTTGCATTAAATATACCTTTTTTAGCAACAAAGAACTGGCCATCTCCTGGATCAATTCCAGCAAATACGGCGGGAGCACCGTCCCATTTAACAGTAACGTCTACAGCTGATTTAGCGCTACCGCTTAACATATCCCTTAGTGATCTTAGGGCAAGGATTGCTTGGCGTGCTCCCTTAACTCCACCGTCTAAAATAAGATCCTCAATATGTGTCATATGAGTGTTCTTACCTGCGGCTTCGGATAAGTTTTGTTTAAATGATTTCATTCTATTTTCCTAATTTAACGTATGTACTTGAATCTAGTGTTGCAGATCCAGCGTAATTTACAAATTGCGTTACAACGGCATTAGCTTTTCTTCCAGTGTTAGTATCAATATAGTAACACACGTATAATGAACCAAGTTTAGCAGATACCCAGAACCAATCTTTTTGATCTAATTCTGCATAAAATTCTTTATCAGTAACGTTTGGATAAAAGTGTTTAAACATTGTATAGAATATTTTAATAGATCTTTTATCACCCTTTTTAATCTTCTGTGCTATTTTTTTAACACCCTTAGCATGATCAGGAATTATTTTACCAGTTTCTCTTTTTATAAATTCTTGAATAACACCCCATGATAATCCACCGCCTCTTGCTTTACTTCCTTTGATTTCAGCCTTTACTGCTTCACCATTAGCGTTATCCTTAAGGTTTAATGCACCTGTATCGTACTCAATAGTTGCACTCTTTGATGACCAAAAGTTTCCTCTGTTGGATTCTAAGGCAACCTTTGTTAGTTTATGGTTATCTGTGTCAGGTGGATATTCGTTATTATATTCTTTTAATGGTGTAGGGAACTTTAACATTGGGCCTTTAAGTGATATACCAACTAATCTTCTATCATTAAAATGTTTTAATATTGCTTTATTTAAAGCTCCAACTGATGATGTTGGTAATTCTTTATCAACGTTAAAATCTGTTGATAACGCCCACATATCGCCTGGGTTCCATTTATCGTCCTTTAAAGGTTTAAATCCATTATTCTTATATGCTTGATTTTTAAGTGCATATATTTTAATCATCTTAGCATCGCCTCTATGGAATGTCATACTTTTATTAATATAACCTTCCTTAACTAACATTTTTGCAATGTTGTATGATGACGATACCCAAGCATCTGGCGAGGAAAGTATAGTTTTTAGATCGACATCTACTTTTACTTTTCCGTATGCTGCTTTAAGAATATCATGAGTAAAAAATTCTTCAGCCTGTAACCCATGGTCAAGCATTGCTTGGCACATTACAGCTTGATGGGATTCATTCCTAGCAGTATCTTTAGTACCAGACCCTGCCCCAGGAGCTCCTCCACCAAATACCTCTGACTTTTTAAGTTGAGATAATGGAATCATCTTATCGCCAAAAACAAACGAAATGTTTGATGGTGCTTGCTCGAATGCGTTTAATTTTTGGAGAGCGTCTTCAATATCAGTTACAATTGCTGTACCGCCTTTTTTCAATTGAAGTGGATCACGATTTTTAATAAGCTTTCTAAGAATATCTATTCTAGCTTCACCAGTATTACTATTTGGTTTCTGTAGCTCATTTTTATCTAAGGCAACGCCTTCTTTAATTTCAGTAAATCCATCTTTAAAACTATGTATGAACTTCTTCATAAAC